CATGATGTTCCTGAAATGTACGAAGCGTTTTTTAACGATCAAGAAAAGTTCAAAGACTTGTACGAAAAGGCCGAGCGTAATACTAAGTTGCGCAAGAAAACATTTAAGGCTGCTGAGTTGTTTGGTAAGTTTATGCAAGAGCGTAAGGACACAGGCCGAATCTATTTAATGAACGTGGATCATGCAAACACCCACAGTCCTTTTAAAGAAAAGCTACATCCTATTAAGATGAGCAACCTGTGTACAGAAATTGACTTGCCCACAAAGCCATTAACGGATATTAATGACGAATTGGGGCGCATCGCACTTTGCACATTGTCTGCACAAAACTGGGGCAACGTTAAGAAGCCACAGGACTTTGAGCGTATGTGTACTCTAAGCGTTCGTGGTCTAGATGCTCTATTAAGCTACCAGAACTATCCGGTTAAGGCTGCTGAACTAGCAACAAAAGAATTCCGTCCAATCGGTAACGGCATTATCAACTTTGCTTACTTCTTGGCCAAGCATGATGTATCCTACAGTGATCCACGTGCTCTTGAATTAGTTGACGAATATGCAGAAGCATGGTCATACTACTTGATCAAGGCATCCGCCGACTTGGCTAAAGAGCAAGGCCCGTGTACTAAGTGGCAGGAGTTAAAGTATGCTGACGGTATTCTACCAATCGACACACGTAAGAAGGAAGTTGACGAATTGGTTGAGCACAACGAGCGTATGCCTTGGCGTGCTTTGCGTGAACAGATCCTATCACACGGTATCCGCAATGCAACACTAATGGCACTGATGCCTGCAGAAACTTCTGCACAAATTAGTAACGCCACAAACGGCATCGAGCCACCACGTAGCTATGTTTCTATCAAACAATCTAAACACGGTGTATTAAAACAAGTTGTACCAGAATATCGTAAACTAAAAAACAAATATGAATTGTTATGGGACCAAAAATCTCCAGAAGGCTATTTGAAACTTTGTGCAGTATTGCAAAAATACATTGATCAAGGTATTAGTACCAACACTTCGTACAATCCTCAACATTACGAAGATGAAAAAATCCCAATGAGTGAAATGCTCAAGCATCTGATCATGTGCTACAAATACGGAACTAAACAACTGTACTATTTTAACACTTACGATGGTCAAGGCGAAATTGACGTCGAAAAATTATCTAAAAACACTGAACTTGCTCCCAGCGCTGACGACCAAGCTGATTGCGATTCGTGCGTAATTTAAAAAAGAGAACAACAATGAGCGTATTTAATTTAAACGATAACACAAAACATACAGAAAAATTAGCGTTCTTAGATGCCTCTGGGCCCACTGCGGTCCAGCGGTATGAATCACTAAAGTACAGACAATTTGACAAACTAACTGACAAGCAACTTGGTTTCTTCTGGCGTCCTGAAGAAGTTGATGTTATGCGTGATGCCAAAGACTTTAAAGAACTAACAGACTTTGAACAACACATTTTTACAAGCAATCTTAAACGACAAATTTTATTGGATAGCGTTCAGGGTCGCAGCCCTAACTTAGCATTTCTGCCTCTATGTACTTTGCCAGAATTGGAAACATGGATCCAGACATGGGCATTTAACGAAACTATCCACAGTCGTTCTTACACTCATATCATTCGTAACGTATATAGTGATCCAAGTCGTGTATTTGATGAGCTAATGCAAATTGAGCCAATCGTTAATTGCGCCAAAGACATTAGCAAGTATTATGATGACGTTATTGAATATGGTACATGGCACCGCGCCCTTGGCGTCGGAAAACATTTAGTTAACGGCAAGGAAATTGTTGTTGACGAATACGAACTCAAGAAGAAACTATGGCTAGCTATTAACAGCGTAAACGCACTAGAAGGGATTCGCTTCTATGTTTCGTTTGCCTGCTCTTGGGCGTTTGCTGAGCTCAAGAAGATGGAAGGTAATGCTAAGATTATTAAGCTAATTTGCCGAGACGAAAACGTCCACTTGGGTAGTACGCAGACTCTCATTAAACTGTTACCGCAGGATGATGCAGATTTTGCTAAAATTAAAGAAGAAACAAAAGACGAATGTACTGCAATGTTTTTAAGTGCGGCAGCACAAGAGAAACAATGGGCAGAGTATTTGTTTAAAGACGGATCAATGATTGGACTTAACACACAGTTACTATGCCAGTACGTTGATTGGTTAACTTGTAAGCGCATGACTGCCATTGGCCTAGACTGTGGTATCAAGCCGGGCTCTAACCCGTTACCTTGGACACAAAAATGGATTGCAGGTGCCGAAGTTCAAGTGGCCCCCCAAGAAACTGAGATAAGTAGTTATGTAATTGGCGGAACCAAGCAAGACGTAGACTCTAATACGTTTAGTGGTTTTAGCCTCTAAGGAAACCATAATGACAATTAGACAAACAAAAACTTACACACCACCTGCTGGTCACACAAATGTCGTGAGTATAGTTGAGTGGGCAGAAACGTTAACTTCAGAAGAAAAGATCGGATTCTACCGAAGAAAGCGTTTTGTTGATTCTCGTGAAAAAACAGCAATTGCTCTTAATACACTTGTAATCAATGACCTTACTAACGGGGTTTATATCTATGAATGGGCTGATCAAGCTGCGCTTGACAGTTTTGTAGTAGATGAAGGATACACTCAGTACCACAATAGATATCTTAGCGAAACCGGTATCACTTTTAACATTCAAACAGAAACAGTATGATTACAGTATATTCAAAAAGCAACTGTCCATTTTGTGACAGAGCAAAAGCTCTATTGGAGAGCAAAGGTGTGGAATACAAAACAGTTAGTATCGAAGAAGATCAAGACGCACGTCAGCATCTACTAGATATGGGATTACGCTCGGTTCCACAAATTTTCAACGGCACAACTATTATCCCAGGTGGCTATCAAGGCATCGCGGGTAAAGATGAGTCATTCTGGACAACATTAAAAGGTTAATATGTTAGTAAGTCAAAAATACGCCGAAGGCGATGTAGTGAGTTTCAAGTTAGTTAACGGTGATGAAATCGTTGCTAAAATCGTTAGCGAAGAAGCAGACTCTTTTAAGGTTAGCGCACCATGTAACGTTGTGCCTAGTCCGCAAGGCCTCGGACTAATCCAAAGTTTGTTTAGCGCAAAAGAAGACGTAAAGATTACGTTAAGTAAATCGCACGTTATGTTTCACGCTGAGTCATTAGAACAAATGCGAGCGCATTATATCAAGACTACAACTGGTGTTGAAATCATCCCTAAACAACAAATTATAGTATAAAATATGGCAATACCGGCACTAGATGAACGAGATAAAACAGTACAAGGAGATCCGATAGCCGGACGTTCTAGTACTGTTAGTTTTGAAGGTAAGCCGCCTGCCAGGGTTGGCGATAAAACCCAACACGGGGAAACTATAAATGGCCCCGGAAGTTCTACAGTATTTGTTGAAGGTAAACCACTTGCATTAATTGGTGATATTACTACAGCAACCGTTAAAAAGAACAGGTCACAGTTTTGGGGGCCCGGTCCGTTAACAGGCGGAGCTTCGACAATTACAGCGGGGAAATAATGGCGTACACACCTACGTTAATTGTTGCGGCAAGCAACTTAACTAACAATGTTGGTCTTGCACCAAATACTGCTATGTTTACAATGGCGGGTACTATATCATCAAATGACCTTGTCTCTTTATATGACGATCTAAAGCCCGGAACGTCAAATGGCACTATATTAGATGGTGCTGGGTATAGCGTTGAAGATTTAAACCTGCCTTCGTTTATTACAGAAGTTACCGATACCTTTGCGAATGTTGAATTGAGAGCAAATACAATGCTACCAAACGTTTCGACTTTTGCAACACTGCTTACTATAGCCGGCAGTTTCGCATCGCTTAGTTATCGCATGAGTTCTGCACTTAAAGAATTTAGCGATATTTCTTTTGATAGTTTAGGCATTGATGTTAACAGCCACCAAACATCAGTTACTAACGGTATTGCAAACATGCTGGTACCAAATCCAGCTGACCTAACACCTGAAGAAACTAAACAGAATTTAACTACATTTGCAGACGCCATTAAGAATTTTGGCAAATGTTACGATGTTTCCAATTTGTCTAAATTAGGCGACCCTGCAACATTTGCAACGCATTTGATTAACAATGGTTACGAGCTAGAACTACCTAGTGACTGGCTATCACTTAATTCTAAAGAACGAAAGGCGTACCTAGATCAAATAGTTGGCCCAGTCTTTACACGAGTTATTACACTGTCGGGAATTAAATTGCCAGCTGGCAATTCTGTTTCAAGCCTAGGCGATCTATTAGAGTTAAATCAAGTCTTCCCTAAGAGTGCATTGGATTTAGTTCCTGGAAAAGATTTTGCTGGGCTAGCAAATATATTTGTTAACCTCGGCGGCAAGTTTAAAAACTTTAACGAGGTTGCTGATTTATTTGGTAACATGGAGATACCGTCAGTTAATCATCTCGCTGAGTACAGTACTCCGGTTCCATCGTTTGACTACAGTAGCCTAACACAAAAGATGGGCCACGGTGCAGGCCCATATGGTAACAACCCGCTAATAACAGACTTAGTTGGGACTGTTGCCGGAATTCCGCACCTTGAAAATCTAACAGCTATCGATGGCTACTTGTCACGCATTTCTACGTTGCCGAGTACTACTACATTGATTGACCGATTAACTGATTTGCAAACTGCATGTAGTGGTGGTGACATCCCTACAGCATTTGCCGCGGCGTTATCGGCCGCCGATACGTTTAATGCTGACCCGGTGGTATCGGCAATTGTGGAATCGGACACTACTATCGAAACTATGCAAACTCACCTTCAACTTGAAGTTGATAATTTGTCATTAGTTAATGTTAACTTATCCAGCCTCGACAATGGCGGGGTTCCGAGTGTGTTGGGACTAGTTAACAATTTACACGACTATGGCGCAGACAAAGAGCAGCTGAACTATAGTCAACTCTTTGCAGGCATTGCAGAAGCAAATGCCGGCGGAGAGGCAGTGCTAGCATCAATTGCCGAAGGTAAAAACCTGAGCATCCAGGCACAATATTCAGTACCAGTTAGCACCAAGTCTTCATCAAATTGATGAAGATAAAACCCGTTTTAACTTGAAAATAATCAGAAAAAACAGTATAATATACTCTGTTAATGAGTTATAGTAGTTGTTTTCTCTGAAAATAATCAGTTATATAAAACTACACACCTAAAGAAGGAGGTAAAATATGACGACAATGTTGTCTCGTATCAACCAAGATCTTTTAATAGCTTTTACAACAAGGCTGTTAAAATTCCTAGGTTTATTCATGATCGCTTTCGTGTTAATGAAAACAATTAACGCAAAATTTGATCACCTACGTGCTAGTGACGAAGTGTATCGTCAGGGCTTTGTTAGCACAGAGCAACGCACACAACAATTAGAATGTTTAACAAAGAACATCTATTGGGAAGCTGCTGGCGAGCCATTTGAGGGCAAAGTTGCAGTAGCACAAGTTACCATGAACCGTGTTGAGAACGGCCGCTTTGGTAAAGACGTTTGCGGAGTTGTCTACAAGCGAGACAATATCCTAGGTAACATTGTATGCCAGTTTAGCTGGGCATGTACAAACGTTACAAAAATAAAACCAGTCTATCCCGGACTATGGAAAGAAAGTGAAGAAGTTGCTAAAAAAGTACTGTTGGAAAATTTCCGTTTACCAAGTATGAAAGAAGCACTATACTATCACGCAGACTACATCAACCCTAAGTGGGGCAAGCCAAAAATTGGACATATTGGTCGCCACATTTTCTATAAGGACTAAAATGAATTTTACTCTTGCAAAACTAAAGTTGAACGTTATTCGATTTTTTGAACAGCATTTCAGTAAAATTTCTGCAGACACACTAGGTTGGTTAGCGGCCATTATTATTCACTGCGCCACTATCCCTACCTTGTTGGCTCTGCTTACCGGACTAAGTGATCGTACACCTAGTCTTGATGTAGTACTGTTTATGTGGACTGGGTTAGTTCTATTATTTGGCAAAGCCATTATTCTCAAAGACACCCTAAACATTATTACAATTGGTTTGGGATTTATTGCACAGGCAGTTATCATGGCAATGATCCTATTTAAATAACCTGGAGAATAAAATGAGCAAAATTAATACTGTACGGTCTGATCTAACTTTAGATGATATCGATGATCTTGTAAATGGGTGTGACGTAGCAGATGACGATTACATTCTTGTAATTGGCCGCGATGGCGATTTAAAAAGTGTTTTTATGCCAGAAGTTGATGCTAGCGAAGTTCCTGAATCTGTGCGACAAACCCTTGCACAATACGGAGTCACTGACCTTAATTATGTAACGGGCAACTCTACCCTTCATTGACCAAAAAAGGCTTTTCTTGTATACTATAACTGTAACAAAAGGAGAAGCAAATGGCAGAAGTCAAACTTAATGGTCTCTACAAAGTCACAATGACTGAATATGAGCGGGGTTATGGACAACGGGACATGGGCACAAAGTTCTTTGATAATGAAGATGAAGCCCGGGCATTTGTTGCAGAATACAATAAAGACCCTGGTGACCCTGACTGTTACTACCGGGCAGATTACAGAAAAGTAAACTAAAAGTACTACTTTTAACCCTACGCAATGTAGGGTTTTTCTTTGCCCAAATTTGCCCGAAAATGGCGAAATCGTTTATAATATACACATGATGCAAAGAAAACGCCGACAAGATACAAAGCACGTAGTTTACGTGATTACAAATACTGTTACAAACGAGCAGTATATTGGTATCACAGTTTGCGGACAAAAAGTTGCAAAGGCTCTGCGTGTTCGTATGCAAAAGCATATTCGCCGAGCACTTACAGAAAACAAGAGCTGGTCCCTGTGTGCTAGCATCCGCGAGCATGGCGCTGAAGCTTTTACTTACGGTATCGTTGAATTTGTGCGTGGCCGCAAGCCAGCACATGCACGTGAGCGTGAACTGATTGCACAATACGCACCTGCATTGAACACTCACTAAGGAGTTGAAGAATGAACGAACGAATT